AGTTTTCAACGAACTATCCTTAATCATCTCCGCATTGGTGGTCAACATATCTAAAAGATTTGTTCTGTTGGTTTCGGTGTTATCTGACAAGATTTTACCTACAGCATCATTGAATTCATCCCCTAAACCTTCAACACTTTTTCGGAGTTCTTCTCCTGATGGTGCAGCTTTAAAGATACTATCAGCACCCGCACCAGTAACATCTCTCACAGATTCAAACCCTCTTGCTAATCCAGTCTGACCCGCAATAGCATAACCAATCTGATATGGTAAGGCTTGAATATCCAATCTCATAAGTTCAAAAGTACCCTTTTGGCTCCTGAGGATATCTTCCATAGTCTTTGGGGTATCCTCATATTGTTTTCTGAGCATTCCCATTTGTTCTTCGGTGATGTTAGCCAAGTCCACTTTACCAGCATCCTCAATCTCAACAAAGTAACGTCCACCCTCACCCATCTTAGCCATGTTGGCAATTAAAAGTTTGTCCTCTTCAGGAGCATCAATGTTGAAACTAATTTGAGACAATCTTCTATCTAAATCGGCACTTGATAATGCTACCTGACTAAACTCCTTGTAAGTCATCCCCGCAGCCTCAGCAAGGTCATGCATCAACCTGACCCCACCAGGGTTGATTTCAAATCTTCCCGTTTCGTCATTGAATTGAGTAAATTGTCTTGTCATTTCAATCAGACTATCCTGTAATCCTTCAGGGTCATTGATTGATGCGTCCATCAAAGCGAATGGGTCTATCAAAGTACCGGCAGCCACTCCCAATCTTTGGAATGCTTGTGCGGTCTCCAAAGCCCCTTGTGGATTCATAACTTTGTCAGCGAAAGCTGCCGTCTTACTCATATCTAAACGGACCATAGACGCCTGAGCCGCCATACGAGTAAATCCTTGTACCCCTCCATCAAAATTGAATCTGTTGAGTAAGTCAGTTTGTTCTACCACGGAACCCATAATGGTTTTGGCGTTCAGACCAACACTTTGAACATATTGAACGCTTTCGAGAATAGTGTCCCCGATTGTGGTCATTTCAATACCTGCCGCAGCGAAACTATCGACAATTCCTGATGTTTCTTTTCCTAAAAATTGTGAAACAGCAAAAAGGTCTGTGACCACATCTGTTGTGGCGACTACGTTTCTTCTGGCTCCTTGAGCAATTTCTGTGACGGTAGCGGCAACATCTGTAATATTACCTCCAAGTCTTTTGATTCCACCCGCACTATCGGCTAATACATTGTTGAATTCGAGGACTCGTTGTCTACTCTCCCCGAAACCGGAGTTGATAGCAACAATTCCATCTTGAATTCTACCAATATTACCAAGAAGATTGACGGACTCTTTTAATCCATCATTCAGACTTTTCTTATCTTCATCTTCCATAGGGAGTGTTTTCTAATAAATAGATTTTGTGGGATTTTTTTTTATTTTTTATTATCTTCAATCCACTTATCTAATAAAAACTTCCTTGTAAAAACGGGCATTTTAAGAAAATCAGTCCACGATATATGTAGGACCGAAGCCAAATAATAAAATTCCGACAATTGAGTTTGTCTATACTCAGAAGAAAGGGCGAAAAAATTCGACCCCAAAACCCACATTCACGGTGAGTCTTTCTCCAGACGGGGTCATAATGATGCGGGACATATCCAAACGGGGTTCGTTTTTGTCCATGAATTTTTTTATGTGTTTAGAATCGGCAATCATCATCGTTTCAATAAAACGAGAAATCATTCCCTTATCTGTATTTCCGTCTACGGCAATAATTTCTTTCTGAAGTCTCCACGTTCTTCTTGGTGCAACTCTACCTTGGGGGTATGTGTCAACTTGTTTTTGAATCTCATTAACTTCGCCATATGTAAGTGATTTGAGTTTTACGTTAGCTCCTGAAATAGGTAACATCGTTTCGAAAAATCCATCTTCGCCAGGTTGTTCACCATTAATAATTGTTAATTCATCCAACCTTATGTTGGTCGTAAATTGTTTTTGAGTTTTTGGGTCAGTGAGTTTGAGTTCAACTTCGGGTCCAAAAGCAGTGTTTCTTAAGAAAATTAAAATTGCTTCGATATCTCCCTCCAACAATTCCTCAACCTTCATACCGGGTTCATAGATTTTGTTTCTGAGAAGGTTGAGTACCATATCGGTTCCACCCGCCATAATAATGTTTTCATCAGCAGCCGTAAGGTATCCAACCTTAATTGACGACTTCTTTCCTTTATAAAACCATCCTTGTGATGGTAGACCTACCACATCGTGTGGTAAGTCAAAATTCATTTGTCCGTATTCTTGCGCTTCTGTTGCCATATAAAAAAACCGTAGAGTTTTGCTCTACGGTTAAAAATAATTTGATATGAATTATTGTAAATGAAAAATTAATAAATCAATACACAACGGTCCATCCTCAAAGTGGCACTGATGGTAGCCAATCCGTCTTGTGAGTAGGACAATGAATTAAAGTTAACGTCAGTTAAGAATGTACCATAAAGAATCCATTTTTCTACTACAACACCCGTTGGGTCCAACATCTCAAGGTCAATGTCCTTTTTGTAACCCGCAGCGTAACCCATACGTCCTGTTACAGATTCTGCGTGTAAACGAACCCACTCCATTAGAGCTTGGGCTGCGGATGGACCGATTGGGTCGCGGAATACAACCGGAATTGTTTGCCAGTTGAACCTACCCGCCACAAACGTAGAGGTGTTCAAAAATTGGATTTCAGTAGCACCGATTGTAATGTGCGGTCTGGCGGTTGATTCTACAAACCATTCGTTAATTCCCAAGGTTGAGGGAAACCTAAGAATGAAACGATTCTGACGTTTCGGTTCGTAGGGAATGGGCATTTTCATTAATAAATCTGCCATGGTGTTTCTTTTTCTTTAGACGTTTTATCTTTGTTTATAAATATACCCTGTTAGAAAATTTTTCTCTTTACTTCTAAAACAGAAAAATTACTCTTTCATTAAATCCAGTACTAGTATTCTTTCTTAGTTCCTCCTTTAGTGGTATATGTTTTAATTGGTTCTTTTATCCCTTTAAAATATGTTTTCATTGCGTCTACATTCTTTTCATCATCATCTGAAAAGCCAATAGATGGTATAAAATTATTAGCAATGTCTTTTTTTAGAAAGGCTTTCTTTTGTAGGAGCGCCGCCATTGATTTAACATAACGGACAAAATCTTCCATCGCTTGTACTTTTAACTCTTCGGGGCTCGCCGCCGACGCTTCTTGTCCAAAACTCACAGGGTTATAACGATTAAGTTCTAAATAGGAACGGATAAGTTCCTCGTCAGACATGTCTTCTTCACCCGCAAAATCACGATATTTTTTTAGGTTTTTAATTAACTCTTGACGGTCTATCCCCCCAAAATTGTTTTGGATGTAATTGTAAATCGCCTCTTTGAGGGTGTTTGGGTGATGACCCCTTGCGGTGATTATCGCAAAAATAGACCCATTGTTGATTGCTTCACGGAAATCATCCCATGCGGGTCCCATTTGAGCTTCTAAAGCATCATCCATAAATTGAGCGTCACCCTTCACACTGAAATATCTAAATGGGTCTTCCGCAAAACCAACAACTGTGGAACCTTTGTAAGGGAATGGTTCTTTACCTATTTTTTCTCTGTGGTCTGCAAAGTCCGAAGTTGACATCATAACCTCGTCACCATCCTCGTCTAACACAACAATCTTTGTTGGCATGTGAACGATGTTGTCATCCCAATCAAATGCGTAGTATTTTAAATCGGGACCCGCTTCGGTTATTTTTTCGGATAAAAGTTTTTTCATCGGTATTTGGCTAAAAAGGGGGGATTAGTTCCCCCCTTACAAAGATATTAAATATTCTCAAACGAAGCTCCTGTTGGAGTAATTAAGAATTCGATGTCGATGAATTCAAGTGCCTTCGTTGGTTTTAGGTAAATTTTACCTGTTAATGTATTTCTATCCAAATCTTCAGGAGTAGAACTTACAGTTACACGGAAGTCGTAGAGACCTCTATCTCTTCTGATTGAGTCAAGGATTGGGTTTACCGAATCCAAGAACTGTTGTCTTACGATTTCATCGTTCTGTTCGAACAACAACCTTACTGCGACAGCTGAAATCAACTTACGAGCTTGTAACAACAAT